CGTTAGAGATAGTCTGTAGCCAATCATATCCAGCTTGTCCATTGTCTACTGGTTTTTCAAACATCAAAGCGTTTTGTATATCAGGTTTTCTGTAATACTTCTTTACTTTTTCAACACTCCACCCATTAACATAAGCCTTTATCTGTGCAATGGAAAGACCTACACTGGCTGAATAATGCAGGTGAGAAAAATACTGATTATCTGCATTCCCTATAGCGCCAATATACTCTCCGTAAGCCTTAACCTTATCTCCTTTTTTGACTAGGTTTTTTGAATTGTGTGCAAATAATATTTTCATTTCATTTCGTTTATTAAATTATTAAAATTCTACGTCCCAAACTCTTGTTTCTAACTCTATTGAATTAATACTTTTAACAATCCCCACAACTGCAAATAGTAGAAAAGCTACTATCACAAAAGCTATAAATTGTTTAATATGTTTTTTTAATTATTTAAGCGATTCTATCGTTAAGCGTATCTCTATCAATTATAAACAAGATTCTGTCCAGTAAGCTAGGGGATTGCAATACCAGACAGAAGTTTATCAATAATTTTTGGAGGGGTCGTTGCCCCTCCGCTTAAATTATCTGGCACAAAATTTTCCTTTTGTGATAATCCATTTTACTTGTTTGGAGCAATACGAAACAGAATCGCAATCCTCACAATACTTGTAACCGAAAGGCGTTGCAAAAGGAATACAACCAACTTTTCCGTCAACAATTACTTTATTGTTTTGATGAGGTCTAGGCGGTAGTTTTTTGCAAGCTTCTGCCCAAGCTCTAGAAACTTCTTCAATCCATTTAATATTGATTGGCTTCTTTTTCCTTAATTGCTTTCTCTTTTTTCTGTTCATTTTCAATCTCCCTTAAAGAGTTTTGAAGAACGTTCCAACAGTGATAGCAAAGTTTTTGCTTATTCCAAGGGATTTGAGCTTCTTGCCCGCAATCACAATTACCGGAAACTAATTTTTCACGTCTTCTATTCATTGTCTCCTCCTTTTTTAAGGTGCTATTCAATTATTCTTTTTACTTCTGTTTTTCTTTTCGCCCCTTTCAAGTCTGAAAGTTTTTTGTAATTGTCATTTAGTTTAGCAATAAAAGCGGTCGGAATTTCAAAACCTAGCAAAGATAATTTTTCAAAATTGCTCAATATTTCCGTTACTATAATAAATAATCCAACATATCGAAAAACCCAACCAAACAACTGCGGTTCAACTGCTGATATAATCCAAACACTAGCCATAGCTAACCCGTATTGACCTACTTTGTAAGCAAAACCCCTTAGCTTGCTACTTCTGAAAGTTCTATTTTTTACCGCAACCCAAATTCCTAAAATCGTGTCAATAATAACAATAAAAATAATTCCCCACATTATATTTTTGTTGTCTTGCGTAAACTGAAAATAGCAAAAGGGAATAACTGAGATTATTTTTAAGAAGAAATACTTGAACATCTTTTTGTTTTAGTTTGTTAGCTGTATATAAACTGTTGCTCTATAAGGAGGCAATATGCTTTGCGAAGAACTTAAAGCTGAGCCGGTTGCTCCTGCTCCTGCATAAGTTGTATCTACAATTTCGACTGTTCCTGTTGTTCCAGAATAAGTATGTTTGTGATAAATATCTGTCCTTTGGCTTCCTCCTGTGTCTGCTGATACTTCTGCGTCAGCTTGTTCTGTTGTTCCTGAATAGGAATGATTATGGCTTGGTACAGTATGTTTATGGCTCGGACCGGTATGCGTATGTGCAATATTAATTGTTAAAGCTCCTCCGGTATCTCCGGTGTCAAAAGTCCCGCCAGAATCTTGCCCTGAGCAAATAGCAAATTTATTTCTCATATCAACAGTTCCGCCTGTTCCATTACAAAAAGAATATCCCGCAGGTATCGCTGAAATTAAACCACTCCACATTATGATTCCACCGATTGGAACTAAACCCCAACTAGCATTTATGTCGGCAGGTAAAATTAAAGTTCCGTCAACATCTGAATGATGAGCCCCTTTTATTTCATCTAAAACATCGTCAAAATTTTGATTAACTTCATCTGGGTCTATTGTAGTCCCATTTGTAAAAGTATAAGATTTGGAAATTGCCATATTTTTAAATTAAAGACTTAGCCCTATCAACAACCTCTGAATAACTCAATTTTTTCAATCTGTCTAAATGCTTTTTTTTCTTCTTTTCATCTAGCGGTTTTCCTTTCAATTTTATTATTCTCTCTTTTTGTATATTTTTAAACAACTCATTCGTTTGAGATTTTTTCAAATTCTTTTTGGCGTTTTTACTAATAAGAATCCTCATCTTGCTATTGTCAGATAAAACAAAGAATACCTCTGAATAATTGACCCTCTGGACTAATCCTTGTTGGTTGATTCTCAAAATAACTTCATCTGTAATCGGGCATTTTATTTCCATATTGTTAGCTAGGAACGGCAGGATTATTTTCGTTTGTCTTTAAATCCAGTCGTCTTCTTAATTCATTAACTTGATTAGATGTGAAAGGTAGTCTTGAACTTACTTCTAGTTTAACATAATTCGGCGTATAATCAACTTTGACTACATTTAGGTTCGTTGCTGTAACATTAGAAATGTCATATCCCCATTTGCCAGTTCCCCAAATATCAGTTCCCCAAAGAGTATAAGTCTTCTTTGATAAAAAATTTAAAATGTTTATCACATCGCCCGGAACTATTGTTTCTATGTCTTTTCCAAATCCCTCATTATTGTTATCGTCCAAGACTTTAATTTGAGTTCTTACCTCTGGCTCGTCATCAATGTCTAAAACTGCGTCTGCAAATTTTTGCATAGTTGCAGAATCTTCAAGTCTATTGTCTGCGATAAAATGAACACTCCGCCCATAGGCTGTTATACTTGCACTCCTGTCGTATTTTCTAAATAAATTTGCTCCCAAAACTTCTTTTCCAGTAACATAGCAAACATTTTTTACATTTTCGATTCGTTTGTATGGGGCAACTTCTTCAATATCTCTTTTTACGTATAAAGTATGGTCGGGGGTCGTGCCAAATGCGTGAATCTGAATCAAATTATCGGAATCAATATACCAATACCAACCAGACGGACACATTTGGATTACTTTGTTTATTGCGTCGGCAATCGTAACAGCTTTAAAAGTATATTTTGTGATAGTAATTCCAGTTAAATCCACACTGCCTGCTGAATAGTTTATTTTCCCAAAAACACCAGTCAAGGCGTTATATTTGTCAATTATATCTTTGATTATATTGCTTGGGTCTTCGTTCTCGTAAATTAGCGTTGTGTTCCCTGCGGACGGAGAAGTATTTATGCCATTTCCGTCATCTAGTAATTCCACTCTAGCCAATTCCTGAACATATCCCAAAATTGAAACGTCGATTGATTCCTCCCTTGCCTTTAGGTTTGGTGTATATCCCGAAATGAATCCGTTGAAAACAATTACTCCATCATTTGTATTTGTATCGAAACATCTCACTATCACTTGATTATTAAAATCAACATCGTCTGATTCTCCAAAGTCATCTGAATTTCTTGCTAGTTTAATTTTCATTTCACTCAAGCCACTATTAACACTAGATGAAAAAGCAGGCTCGCTTATTACATCGTTCCAAGTGGTAATATAAGTTCCGTCATTTTCATAAACATCATATTTGTAATGTTTCATTAGAGGTATCGTTTTTTATAGCTTATAGTAATATCGACTTGTCTTGCTGTAAAATCGTCAGTATATTCCCAATTATTATCCCCGGGCAAAAATGCAGGCATAATCCCCAAATATTCAATAACAGTTCCATTTTTCGTAACAGTTGCAAGCCTTGTTGATATGATTATTACATCGCTAATTGCCCAATCATCTGCTGTTATTTTTACATAATCCCCATTGACTGTATTTTTGAATTGCATAAATTTATCTCCGCTCGAGGTTATACTATCAACATCAATTTGAATGTCTGGTTGAGCAGGGGCGGTTCCTGCAATTTCAACATCATTTGTATATGGAGTTGTAGTGTTATTTAAAAATTCTTCTGTTGTATTTGAAGTTTCTTCTCCAAAAGCCTGATAACACTTAAATTCAACTGTCGCTTTCGCCCAAAAATATTTTCTCTCAACTGATTTAATAGAGCCGGAACTTACATATCGCCTTGTTCCCCCTGCATAATCTATATCTAAATTTTTATTTATTTCTTCCATTTTCCAACGGAAAGTATCGAGCCTTGTATCAAGAGCAGTTTTTGAGGTGTCTTTTATAATTACTTCCATTTTAATTGTTCGCTCTCCGTAGCTTTTCCTTAATAGCAAACTAGTGTTAGTTCTCGCTAACTTCTGAATGTCTATTTCTTGTTTCGCTACATCATCGTGATTTGATTTTTCGACAAAATAATTAGTCTTGTCATTTATGTTCAAACCATTAAATACGATATCCATAATATTATGCTATATTCCAATTAGATTTTTCTTGTTCTCTTGAAAATGCCTCTTTCACTTTATCAATTAAATTGTCTAAACTTTGTTCATTGTGATAATGTTGTTCTCCGTTGATTATTATTGTTAGTCCTCCTCCCACTCCTCCCGCCTGAGGGTTATATTTCTTAGGCACTACTGCCTCGCCCTCGTGTAATTGAGCCAAGGTATCTCTCGGAACATAATTCGTGCCTGTGGCTAATTTTGGAATAGTCTTTATATTAATTCCTTTTCCGCCTACACCCGGCACCCAATCTGGCATATCTATTTTATTAACTCCATCGATAAATTTATTCAATCCATCAATCAGAAAATTTATCCCTAGTTTAAAGCTTCCTTTTACTGTATCCCAAAAACCGCTAAAGATTTTTTTAACCCCTTCAAAAACTCCGGCAAATGTTTCCTTGATTGTTTCCCAAGCCCCTGCCCAATCTCCTGAAAAAACTTTCATTATTGTCAAAAAATACCCCCTAAATAAACTCCAAAAGATTTGAAAAAATCCTAATATAAATTTGAATATTCCCATAAAAACAGTTTTAACATCTTCCCAATTTTCTTTCCACCAATCGGCTACTATTTTAATTCCCTCGTTTATCAAAAAGAATAATGGTTTAATCCAGTTCTCATAAAATCCTTTCAATGCGGTTACTACCGCCTGAGTTTTTTCTTGCATCCCCCCCCAATTCTTATTCCAAGCTACATATAACAAGGCTATTCCTGCTCCTAGTAAGATTAATGGCGCTAATGCTAGTAATGTATTAAAAGCAGCGATACCAGCTGAAATAGCCCAAGCAGTAAAGGCAAGAACAAGCGGACCCGCAATCGCTCCGGCAACAATAATTATTGCAGTCTTATTTTCTAAAATAAAAGTTTTGAACTCCTCCATTTTCTTTTTTAGGTTTTCCATCATTCCCTCCGCTCCTCCCATACTATCAGCCCACTCATTAAATCTTTTGATAATAGGTTCAATGTAATTTGAAATTGCCTCTCCGACTACCTCCATAAAATCGCCAATGGTATTATTGGCTGTTTTCAATTGCCCCTCAAATGTTTCTCTTAATGCTTCATTTACTCCTCCATAATTTTGTTCTAAAACTTCTGCTAAAGTAGCAGCCCTTTCCGTTGCTGTACCTGTTTTTAAAATCTCTTCCTGTGCATCTGAAAATCCTACTCCGTATCTTCCTAAAGCCCCAACTTGCCCCTCCATAACCTTACCAATTAAATTTCCTATATTAACAAAGTCTTCTCCTGTTGCATTTACTCCTTTTTGCTGTGCAACCATATCTGCCATTGCTGGTGTTAATGAAGCGATTGCTTCTGTTGATAGTTTGAATGTTGCTAATTGTGCTTGTCCTTTTATTATAGCCTCATCGCCAATTACTCCGACTGATTGTTGTTGACTTGCCAAATCCAGCAAAGATTGCACCTGTTCGTCAGTTGCTCCGGTATTTTCCTTGTGTAATTGTATTAATTCGGCTTCTGCTCTCGCCTGAATATTGTAAGCATCTACCGACTTTTTTGCAAAATAAGATAATGCACCGGCAACAACTGCTGTCGCTCCAACGAATGCCTTTGTAAATTTTTTTGAAGCCTCTATCGATTTTTTGCTAAAACTTCCAAGTGAAGTTTCCGCTATTTTTAACTTTTTACTTAGGTCTTGTTTTAGCGACAGAATTACCTCTAGTTTTGTTGTTTCGCTCACCTTGTTTGTTTTTAATTGTTTTGGCTATACTTTCCGCATCAAGACAAATCATTATTTCTTCTGTAAAAAAAGCCGGTTGTTTCAAAAAAGTGAAATAATCCCAACCCATTTTTTTGCAAACATAATACCTCGAATAATAATAAGGAGTTTTGCCGCTGTTGAATACTAAAGATTGGACTAGCTTTTCTTTTTTATTTTTTTTTTACTCATCATATCAGTAAAAAATTTGTCTAATGTTTCAGAGTCTTCTGATGAAATAAAACTTCTCATTGTAGCCTCGGTCGCTTCATACTCTTTGCCGTCTTTATCAATAAGTTTTGTTATTCCTAACTCTCGTGCTTTCCTGTACGAATCTATCATTGATTCCGCATCAATGTCTTCCGGTTTGTCGCTCATCTCTCCTTGCTTTTTCCCTTTGATTAATTGTTTTTGAATCTCCTCAGTTTCCCAATTAGAAAAATAGGTAACAATGTGAACTTTTTTCCCAGAAGGTAAATCAATTATTTTTGTTTCCCTTTTATATTCCCCTATCATAATATTTAAAATTAGTAATTAGAACCTGCAGTAGCATTAACTAAACTTATTTCCATTGCGATTGAATCTGTATCGTCATATTCAACCATAAATTCAGTTTCATCATAAACATAATCTCCAACATTCAATTTATTATCAACTTTGCTCGGTTTAACATTGTGCAATTTAATTGTCAAAGATGCATAAGTTCCATTAGCAATTTCATCGCCTGTCATTATGATTGTAATTGCTTTTTTAGTAATGTCATTCCATTGTTGCACGTCTTCTGCTAGTTCAAACAATTTCTTCAAAACTAAAGTTGCGTCTGGTATTCCTGCCAATAGAATTGGGTCATTATCTCCACTAGCAAATCTTTCCTCAATCGCTGTGTCAATATCGAGAGCAATTTCATCGGTTGGTGTTGCCAATGCATAAGAACCGGCGTTAGCTGTTGCAGCTGTTTCGTCTGCTCCAACTCCTAGCAATGCTTGCCCTAATCTAAATGGTCTTTGAAGGGTGCTGTAAGAGGCTGTCTGCTTCTTTAGAGTAATTAGAGAGCCAATCCCCGCAGTAACTTCTGTCGCGGCACAAGTGATTGATTTATGGTCTGCTGAAACTGTTGCAATAATTATATCCGTTGCAACTCCGGCAACCCAAGTTTGAATTACATCTCCTGTTACTAATCCCTTGCAAGGTTCTGGGTCAAAATCTTCATCAAATACAACCGCAACTTGTCCCGCTCCTGCTAAAGCTGTCTTTAGAGTTCCATAATTGAATTTTGATTTTGCAACTACTTCTGCTTCTAATTGCAAGTTTCCATTTTCAAAAGAAAATCCTAGTTTGGAAATTTGGCAACCAACAAATCTGTGAATATAATTTCCTTTCAGAATGTCGATTGTGTAATATTTCGCTGTGTCTATTGTAAATGGGTGAGTATATCCGTCTGCTGTTCCAGTAGTTGAGCCTTTCGCCATAGTCATATTCAAGAAATGCCCAAGACTATCTGGGTCAGCATTTATTTTTAAAGTTCCACCACTTGTTCGATTCCCTTGCAAGATTAAATTTGACTTCCAATTTATTCCAACAATTTGCTCAACCCTTTCATTATTAGGGTCGCTTGTTAATCCCTCTTCAATTAGAGGAACAAAAACATCAGGAATAACAGGTGTTGTTGCATCTACTTGAACCCCCATTGCTAAATATCCGCTGTCTGATTTGTAGTTCATTTTTTTGAAGTTACTTGTTTAGTTTCCGCTTTTATTTCTTTAAAATTTTTGTTTGAAATTTCCTCTGCCTTTACTTCCTCGTCTTTTTTAACCAATCCAACCCCTCGGACGAACAAATCTTTCCCCGAAACATTTTTGTATTTTCTCATATAACTTTAATTAAAAATTAATTTCTATTAACGAAATCTTTTATTGAAATTACAAACTCCGCAAAGATAAATGGTTCTTCCAATAGTATATCATAGAAATTGACTGGTGCAACCTCCAAAGACATACAACTTCCACCCAACGTTGGGTCTTGGTCAAAAGCTGTCATTACCTTATCAACTGTCGTGTCCATTAAGGCTTCTACTTCTTCGTGTGTCTTTATTCCTTTAAATTCATAAACTAAAATCAAAGTATATTCCCAAGTTCTCTCGTTTTGGTGGGTGTCTTCAACTTCCCCTGAACTAGCTTTTTTAAAAAACTCTGCGGTTGGGTATCCGTCAAACGCTTTTTTATATCCATATCTAACCTCGGCAAATAAAGGAATACCTGCACTTTCTTCAATCGCAGTTAGTTTCGCTTGTATTAACGGAGTGTAGGTTGCAAATTTTGACATTATAGTTCGTTAAGAATATCTTTTTGTAATTCATTCATCTGTCTTTTAATCTTTGCCCTGCTGTTTTCATATCCCCTTGTCATAAATGGTCTAGCTGTCATAAACCTTGTTCCGTCGTGAACAAATTTTGCATATTTTGTGTGCGGGCTGATAACAACGTGCGGTTCTGCTCTTAACGCAAGTGAACTCGCAACGCTAATACTCGCTCTCATTCGTCCGGTATCAACTGGGGTTAATCTTTTGCTCGCGCCCTCTACAATATAACCTGCTTTTAATAATGCGTCTTGAGTAAGTTTCTTGATTTTTTTAGGTGCCTTGTTCCATTTAGCTAAAAGTTTTTTCAGCCCTTTTGTTTCTGCTGTTAATCTCATAGTTTTACTACAATTATTTCTTTGTGTGGAAATGTTCCGTAAGTAATATCTTTTATTGATTTTACTATATAATCTACACTAGAAACAGTTACTTTATCGCTAACATTTATGTCAATTCTGTTGCTAAACAATTTAAAGACTTGTCCGACTTTAAACCCACCTCCCAAATCCTCCATATCCCCATAGGGTTGAAGCATTCCTGCTTGGCTAGTCAAGTGAGCTTGATAGTCTGTTTTGTTAGTTTCTCCGACAGTCGTTAATCGTTCAGTATCGAAGTCGATTGAAAGTAATCTGCTTTTAAACATCGTGCTTGGTATATTGACTTATAATATCCTTGGCTATTTCATAATCTTTCCACTCATTCTCTTTAAAGGTAACTGAATAATCTCCCATTTTCTCGCTCTTGATTTCCCCTTGCGATGTATTTGAGAAATTTACAATACCTGCTACCAATACAGTCGTTGCCCATTTAATATCGTCTGGCACTTCTTCTGAATATCCCCATTTAGCGGTTGCCTTTATATTCTTAATCCCCTTTATGAAGTTAGTTATTGCTTTTGCGTTATATGGCTTTATTTTTAATCTCCTTTTAGGAAAAACATTATATGGTTGCACAAAATAGTC